GGGCATGGTGCCTCAGGGCTACACCGTCAACCACTTCCTGACCGATCCCGACGCCTGGTTTGTTAAGACCGACGCTCCTAACGGCATGAAGATGTTTGAGCGCGTGTCTCTGAAGACTGGCTTCGAGGGTGACTTCGACACCGGCAACGTCCGTTACAAGGCACGTGAGCGCTACAGCTTCGGCTTCAGCGATCCTCGCGGCATTTTCGGTTCGCCCGGCGCGGCCTAATCGGCCAAGTGAAAAAGGGGTCTTCGGACCCCTTTTTCTTTTCTGATAAATAGGGTATATTGGACCCATCCCGGGGTTTCCGGTGCATCTGACAGTCCCGGCTGACGACATGCAGATAGATGCACCCCAACTTGCATGTAAGGAACAGAAATGGCTACGACCACCTTCTCTGGCCCGCTCAAAGCTGGCCCCATCAAAGAAACTACCGGCACCACCGTCGGCACCAACGTCAAGAACACTGGTTTTGTGCTGATGGCACAGTCCGCTGTGATCGACATCATCGGCGCTACTGCTGCTGATCAAGTTGTTGCAACGATTCCCGCTGGTTCGCAAATCGTTGACGTCATTTTGAACGTCACCACTGCCAACGACGACACTGGTACTGCCACTGTTGCAGTTGGTACCTCTGGCACTGCCAACGCATTTTTGCCCGCTACTTCCGTCAAGACTGCCGCAACCACTCGCGGTACTTTGACCACCAGTGTGGCCACTGATGTTGGTACCTCTGACATCCAAGTTCTCGCTGACTTCACCGCTCAAAACGGTAACGGCGCAGCTGGTGCAGCAACTGTTACGGTAACGTACCTGCAAGCCCGCGACTTGGTCTGATAGGGGGCCATCATGAGCAACAGCAACATCCAAACAGTCACCAAGACTGCTGATGCCCAAGCTATCGCGGGCAGAACTCGCGTTGCTGGCCTCTACTACACATGCACTGGGACGGCGTCTTCCTTTTCTTTGAAGAATGGTTCGACGTCAGGCGGCACTGCATTGATGACTGTCATTACTCCGGCGGCAGCTGGTGCTTACGACATCATTCTCCCTGACATGGGCATTCTGTTCCCGGACGGCGTGTTCATTGACGTCAATGATGCGCAGGTAACCAGCGTAACGCTCATGTTTTATGGCGGAGCGGCTGCGTAATGGCTTCCAAAGGCATGGGCATTAAAACCTCGGTGAAGAGCGGGAACTTCCGCGCCACCAAGGCGGGTGCAGGCATGACCAAAAAAGGCGTTGCAGCGTACCGCAAGGCCAACCCTGGGAGCAAACTGAAGACGGCGGTGACTACCAAGACACCGTCGCCTGCAGAAGCAAAGCGTAGAGCATCGTATTGTGCGCGGTCCGAGGGCCAGATGAAGGATTTTCCTGAAGCTGCCAAGGACCCAAACAGCAGGCTTCGCCAGGCGCGAAAGCGCTGGAGGTGTTAAGCCGTGGAGATGATGGTATGGAATGTGATCCTGACAGCGATCGTGGGCCTCATGGGATTTTTGCTTAAAAGCAAGTTCGATGAGCTGTCCCGGATCAGCATTTTGCTGAACCGGACACGCGAAGAAGTCGCCAGGGACCATGTCACGCGCAGGGAAGTGGACGATCGGATTGAAAAACTGGTCGTTCACATGGATCAACGATTTAATCGACTCGAGCAAAAACTCGACGACATGAGAAAAGGGGCTTGAAATGGCAACAATGAAGATGGTCAAAAAGGGCGGCAAATCAGTGCCGGCTTTTGCAGCTGACGGCGTCGGCAAAATGAAAAAAGGTGGCGCTGCGGGCATGCACAAGATGCCTGACGGCAAGATGATGAAAAACTCCGCTATGGCCGACAAGATGGGTCGTGCGGTGAAACGTAAAACGGCCGACGTCAAGGGCCGTGCAATGAAGAAAGGAGCCTGATCATGGCTGGAAAAGGTATGGGTTGCGCCACTCGTGGCGGCGGTGCCGTGATGAGCGGTCCTGCAAACAAGATGTTGTCCGAGACCAGCACTAAAACTGGTCCTGTGATGATGAAAAAAGGCGGCATGGCCAACAAAGGCAACATCAATGAGCACAAGCGCATGGCCATGGGTAAGCCCATCGGCAAAATGGGCGGTGGCATGATGGCCAAGGGCTACAAAAAAGGCGGCATGTGCTAAATGGCCACCTCGGGCACAACCACATTTAACCTGTCGATTGATGACTTAATCGAAGAGGCATTTGAGCGCTGCGGCATGCGGCCGACGAGTGGCTATCAGCTCACGTCGGCACGTCGCTCGCTCAATTTGCTGTTCCTCGATTGGGCCAATCGCGGGTTGAACCTGTGGACCATTGAACAAGCCACCTATCCGCTGACGGCAGGCATCAATGAAATCTCATTAGATGCATCTGTTGTCAACGTGCTTGAGGCCGTCATTCGCCAGGACAACCAGGGTACCAACACTGATGTCTACATTGAGCGAATCAGCCGAGAAGACTGGCTCAATGTGCCCGACAAAACAACTCAGGCGCGCCCCGCACAGTTTTATGTGCAGCGCACCAACATCCCCAAGGTGTTTTTCTACCCCGCAGCGGACCAGAACTACACCTTCGTGTATTACCGCATTCGTCGCATCCAGGACGCAGGCGCATACACCAATGACGCAGATGTCAACTTCCGCTTCTTGCCCTGCTTGACATCGGGCCTGGCTTACTACCTGTCGCTCAAGTTCGCTGCTGACCGCGCTTCTGCGCTCAAGGCGATCTACGAGGAGGACTTCCTCCGCGCAGCGATGGAGGATCGAGACACTGCCAGCGTGCAGTTCGTACCGGACCTGGGGGTATGACATGGCTTTTGCGACCGGCAAATACTCGTATGGCTTATGCGACTACTGCGGGCAGCGGTATGCGTACAACACTCTGCGCAAAAACTGGCGCGGGTTCAAGGTTTGCCCGGACGATTACGAACCAAAGGAGCCACAACTCGAGCCGCTCCGCTACCGAGGCGACGCAATCGCATTGCAAGAGCCTCGACCAGACCGCATCGAGCCCGTGTCCGTCTTTGTTGGCGCACCGGGCTTTACCGCTTTTCAAAGCTACGGCAGCGTGCGTGGCGGCACTAACATGCAACCGTATGTGCAGGACCAGGCGCTCATCGCGCAAGGCGTTGTTGGCACAGTGACTGTGAGCATCTCATGACCTACAACGAACTCGTCACCAACATCCGAAACTACACCGAGGTGGGCAGCAACGTCTTCACCGAGTCGGTGATCAATACCTTCATCACCATGGCGGAGAACCAGATTCTTCGCGAGATTGACTTGGACGTGTTCAAGCTAGAGGTCACCGGCAGCATGACCCAGGGCAACAAGTTCCTGGCCGCTCCTGCTGACCTGCTGACACACCGCTACATGATCTTGACGCCCGCCAGTGGCGAGCAACTTTTCCTGGACTTCCGGGACACCTCCTTCATGAAAGAGTATTGGGCCAACGGCGCTACGCAAGGCACGCCCAAATACTATTCCGTGTGGGACCAGAACACCTTCTACATTGCACCCACGCCAAACCAGAATTACAGCGTGGAGCTGGGGTACATCTATCGTCCGACGCAGCTGTCGTCGGCCAATCCGACCACTTGGATCAGCAATAATGCACCTGAGGCGCTGTTGTATGCATGCCTGATTCAAGCCTACAGTTACACCAAGGGACCTGCTGAAATGATGCAGTACTTCCGTGGTGCGTACAAAGAGGCCATTCAAGGTCTGGGCGCAGAACAACAGGGCCGTCGCCGCCGTGACGAGTATCGTGATGGCATGCTTCGTATCCCCCTTAAATCGGATTCACCTGGACCATGATGACAGCACCTTTACCCGGGAACGTAGGCAGCGTCTTCGTCGAGACCACGCAAAGTCGTGGCTGGACGCCAGAAGAGCTGGCTGCGCGCGCTGCCGACAAGATCATCTATGTCGGCGATCAGTCGCACCCGGCGGTGCAGGCCCAGGCCAGAGCTTTCAAAGAGAGCGTCAAGCAAGTCGTGGCGTTTTACCTGA